TTACTAACGCCTCAATGCAGTAACGGGATAACTCAGAGCAGGCCATTTCCTGCGAGAGCCGTGAAAGTAATGGTAAGTGCGAGGCACTATACGCGAAGGAACGTCGCGGCTGGCGGCGGAATAATCTAATCCGAGACATCGGAACCAGCCTAACTTTTACTAAAACAACTCAAATGCACATCAACAACGGAATACACAAAGGGCTGGCTGATCCAGCATACCGCGCAATCGAAGGACTCTCGCAATCTGCGATGAAGTCTCTCATGCGCTCGCCGGGACACTTCAAACATCAACAGGAGAACCCGCGAACGGGAACCCCTGCTATGATTATGGGACGCTTGTTCCATCATCTCGCTCTCACGCCCGACGTTGCCCCGTGGTGGGCTATCAAGCCTGACGGCATGAGCTTCGCCACAAAGGAGGGCAAGGCATGGCGAGCAGAGCAGACAGGGGAAATCGTGTCGGCTGATCAATGGGAGCAGAGCAAAGGCATGGCTATGGCCGTTCGCCAGCATCAGGCACTCCCGATTTTCGAGGCAACCGAAGTCTCGATATTCGGGGAAATGGACGGGGTGAAGGTCAAGGCTAGGCTGGATGCGCTGGCTGGCGATATATGGGACTTGAAATCAACGGATGACGCGAGGCCGGAAGGATTCGGCAAATCCATCTTCACCTACGGCTACTACATCCAAGCAGCGTTCTACCTTGATCTCTACAACGAGTTTGCGACGAAAAAGGCTGAGTCGTTTTACTTTGTCGCCGTGGAGTCTGAACCTCCGCACGGTTGCCGCATTTACAGGCTATCCGATGCTGCCGTGGAGCAGGGGCGCAACGAATATAGAAAGCTCCTTCAAGTGTTCAAGTTCTGCGCGGCTTACGATAGCTGGCCTATCTATGCCGATGAAGTATCGGAAATCGGGTTGCCGGGGTGGGCGATTAAAGAGTCAGCCAATTTATTCCTATGAACGCTACACCAATAGATGACGGCGGGCCAGCTTATCCCGTAGAGTTTTTTGTCGGCGAGTGCCGCGCACAAAATAGCAAGGGGATGTCCCTGCGCGACTACTTCGCGGCGGCGTTAATGCCTTCAATTATGTTAAGGCGGTTTCAAATTATTGATGAAAACGAGGAAGAAAGAGGCATAGGAATTGAAACCAAAGAATTAGCCGAAGCTGCATACATAGCAGCCGATGCCATGCTCGCTGCGCGAAAGGAGAAGCCATGAACAACCCCGACACCGATTGCCGTAAATGCGGTGCGCCGATGAACCTTGTCGCCACATCCAATTTCACAATCACTGGGTATCGCTGCGAAAAGTGCGACCACTGGAACGACTTGAAGCGCAGGAAACCGAGGAAGCAGAAATAAATGCAATCGCAACTGTCTATCCATGATTCAGTTAAAAACAATGTTCAACTTTGTTCAACAATCCACTTGAACTCACGCCGAATCTCACATACAAGACGCTCTATGTTCGCCAAAGTATTCTCTCAAATCTTCGATTCCTCCATAGCCGAAAGCCACGTAGTCAGGCATATCTTCATGGACTTGCTGGTTCTGGCCGATGCAACGGGAGTTGTGGATATGACGATGCACGCCATATCCCGGCGCATCAATGTTCCGCTGGAAGATGTTCGTGCGGCAATCGAGAAGCTGGCAAGCCCTGATCCGCTGTCTCGCTCGGAGCGGGAAGAAGGTCGCAGGATTGTCCTGATTGACTCACATCGGGATTGGGGCTGGCAGATTGTGAACTACGAGCATTACCGCAAGACTCAGGATGAAGATGCTCGCCGCTCTTATTTCCGAGATTACCGAAAGCAGGAAAGAGAGAAGAAGCGTGCAACTCCGTTCAATGATGTTCAAGTCGGTTCAACCGTGTTCAAAAATATCACACAGGAAGAAGGAGAGGGAGAAGTAGAAGCAGAAGAAAAGAAGAAGTCGGCTACGCCTACTACAACCCGCAAACCTGCTATGCTTCCTGATGCCGATTGGATTGCTGGACTGCAACGGATGGATGCCTATCGCGGCATCAACATTCCCGCCGAACTGCAAAAGGCTCAAGTTTGGTGTGAAGCGAAGCGTCGTAAATGTTCCCGTCCTTTCTTTGTGAATTGGGTCAATCGTGCGTGCGCGGATCGCGCAGTTGTCGCGTCTCCTGCTGTCAAACCTCAGAAATCCCGTGGTCAATGTATTGGGGAAGCAGGGCAACGCTATGCCCTGTTGGAGAATTACAACGATTGGCCGAAACGTCCTGACGGGACTAACCAGACACCCGATGAAGTCGGGGATGCGGATTGGCGGAAACAACTACCAGCACTATGAATCAGATACAGCTTATCAAGGCAATACTGCGTGACCTAAAGGTTGTTGCCGATAAATACGTCAACGATCCGCATACACCGTATGCACTAAGCTACGCTCTGACTACCGCGCTTGTCGGCTTGCAGCTAGGGCTTCAAGGCGGAAGCAAGGACAGGGCACTAGAGGCGATTTCCAGCTACATCAATTCAGTCGTAAAGACTCAAATCCCATGACCGCTCAACCCGAACTAGACTTTTCCGGCCCCGCGCTGCGCGATAGGGGCATAGCCAAAGTGCTTTCCCGTAACGAGGAATGGAAGCAAAGGTTTTTCACGGCTGCTGCGATGATCGTGCAAGCGCGTGGAACAGTTACCAGCGATCTAGTGGTTGAGGCGATAGGCGAGCCGGATGGTAGTCCTAACGTCATTGGCGCGGCTATGCGCTCATTCGCTGTCAGCAACAATCTGCAAGTGGTTCACTACATGAAAAGCCAGAAGCCCAAGCGTCATGCTGCGGTTGTCGCGGTATGGGGAAGGACGATATGAGTGACAAGACCTACCTTCCCGACATCCACCGGATGCTTCCGCAATCCGAAGAAGCCGAAAAAGGGGTTCTATCGTGCTTAGTTCTCTCGCCAAACGAGGTAGGGGCGATATGCAGCAAAATGGGCATTGACGCGAAGCACTTCCTGATACCCGCTCACTCCCTGTTGTTCAGAGCAGCAACCGCGCTATGGAAAGCTGGAAAGCCGTTAGACTTCATCACCTTAACTCAGTTCCTCCGCGACAAGGGGAAGCTCGACCAGGCGGGTGGGGCTGCTGCCGTATCTTCCCTGTTCACGTTCCTGCCAACTGCCGCTAACGCTGAATACTATCTCGGATTACTCACGGAAAAGGCGATTGCTCGCGCTTTGATTCATCTCGGCACAAAGTATGCCTCTAAAGCGTATGACGAGCAGGGCGGGGTTAATGCGCTCGCGGCTGAGTTGCACCGCGAAGTCTGCGAATTGCTAGGGCAGGGGCGGATCAAGGATCAGCCTATCAAGGAGGTCTTGAAGGAGATTTTGCAGGAGATAGCCAGCGGAAAGGAGGACGAATCGAATCTGCCGACCTACATCCCGGCACTCGATCAAAATCTAAAGCTCTATCGTTCTGACTTCGTTGCTATCAAGGGTGGCACGGGATCGGGTAAGTCCTCTCTCGGTTCACAGATTATCGTTGAGACGGCTATCAGGGGTAGCAATAACCTGTTTTTCCCGCTAGAAATGTCAGCGAAGCAATGCCTTAAACGGGCTATCGCGGGCATCAGCGGTCACAACATGGAGGCTGCGCGGTTCCAGATGAAGGTTGCGCTGCGGACGGGTGATATGTCAGGGACGCAGGAGATGCAGAGGGATGTCGCTAATGCCGCGCAACAGCTTATATCGAGCAATCTACGGATGCCGAAGTCGTGCCGCACCCTCAACTCGATTATCGGGGAGTGCCGAAGCGCGAATGCAGAGAAGCAGCTTGATTTTGTCCTGATAGACTACATCCAGTTGCTTCACATCGAGGGCACATTCTCATCCCGCCAACTCTCCATCGGTCACGCGACTCAGACGTTGAAGCGGCTGGCTGACGAACTCAAGTGCATCATCATCACCCCGTCACAGGTGAACAAGGATGGAGTTAGCAGGGAAGCAGCGGACATCGAGAACGACGCCAACAGTGTAATCGCCATTGACTACAACAAGGATGACGGGGAGCGCAAGATACGCATAGACAAACAGCGCGAGGGTGCATCGGGTATCGAGATACCGCTGGAATGGAACGGGCCTTTAACTAAGTTTGAACCTATAAAATAATGAACACATACATCATAGATTGGGGCGCGGGAGCCGATGGCGGAAGATACGCGCTGATCCAAGCAAAAACGATAAAACAGGCAATAGTGGATGCCGATCAAGTCGGCTGGCCTTTCACGATTGCGGAACTCAAGATTCCGGTGGGCTTAGGAATCCGCTACATGGAAATAGATAAACCCCGTGATCGCTATTCTGGTGCGAAACTGTCAGACATCAAAATGCAGGATGCCGACTCTTGGATCAAAGACAAGCCGACAGCATGAAAAGGAACTGGACAGAAATAATCTGCGATGGATGCGGTTGCGCTGAACACTTTTCGCCTTCATGCTGGAAGCAATGCGCCCGCGAAATCGGATGGATAATAACCGCAAAAGGAAACCACTACTGCTCTAAGAAGTGCAAGGAACTGCCCCGAAAATGAACCCGCACACGATTAAACGGCTATTCCCAAACGCCTCTGCATCCCTGATACAAGCCAACCTACAAGACTATGGACAAGCTCACACTGATAATCCCCGGACGACTGCCAAGCCTAAATGCTCTATTGGGAATGAATCATTGGAGAAGGGCAAAGGAGAAAAAGCGGTATCTGGAAGAGTTCATTTCTGCATTATTTCTGTCAGAAAACGCCTTATCGATCCCGATAATCTTGTGCCGAAGTTCTACAT